ACGGCGGCGGAATCCGTAGCGGCAAAACGTCGTTGGCTCTCATCATCGTTCAGGCGTTGGCGCGTATCTATCCACGGTCGCGGTGGGCGATTGTGCGTAAGGATATACCGAGTATTCGGCGCAACGTATTGCCTGCGATTAGCAAGTTCAGGGTGCCGGGGTTTACTGGCGATATCAATTTCGCGTCGTGGACGATGGGGTGCGCGAATGGGTCGGAGATTCTATTCGTCAATGAGAACATCACAGCGGACCCCGACCTCGATGCGTGGAAAGGATTAGAGGTCAACGGATTCGTACTCGAAGAGGCGAACGAATTATCACAGGCGGCGTGGTACAAGGCGGTCGAGCGCGCGGGGTCGTGGGTTGTTCCGAATGGGGAGCAACCGTCGCCGTTGATTCTGCTCACATGCAATCCGGGCTTGGGTTGGGTCAAGGAAACTTTCTATGACCCACACAAGGCGGGGACGTTGCGCGAGCCGTATTACTTCCAACCCGCGACGGTGGCGGATAACCCGCACATCTCCGACGAATACCGCGAGGCGTTGAAGAACCTACCGGAGCGCGAGTATAGGCGTTTCGTATTGGGTGACTGGGATTCGTTGTCGGCGGCACCTGGGGCATTATGGACGCCGGAACTCATCATCGAGAATCGCGTGACGGAAGCGCCGACGGAGTATAAGCGCGTGGTCGTGGCGATTGACCCTGCGGCGACGTCGGGGCCAGATAGTGACGAGACGGGCATCATCGTATTCGGTCACGGGAAAGACGGACACGGATACGTTCTCCACGATGCGAGCGGAAAGTATAAGCCCCACGAATGGGCGAACAAAGCCATCGCGTTGTATAGACAATACAATGCGGACCGCATCATCGGTGAGACAAACAACGGTGGTGATATGGTCGAAGCGACGTTGCGCGCGATTGATTACGGAATACCATATCGGTCGGTACACGCATCGCGTGGTAAAGCGAAGCGCGCGGAACCTGTGGCGGCGTTGTATGAGCGGGGGCTTATACATCATGTGGGGACGTTCGCGAAATTAGAGCAACAGATGACGTCGTGGACGCCAGATGAAACGGCGTTCAGTCCCGACCGGATGGATGCGATGGTGTGGGCGGTGTCGTGGACAATGCTTCGTGGTGGCGGTGGGTTTGTGGTGTAAGGAGTTAGGGGGGGTTGCGCTATTGAAAGTTTTTACATATGGTGCATATAGAGTACCAGTAAACTCTCTTCGCCGAGTGCGTATTGTCGACAGATAACCGTCGTTCTATTTTCTCGCGCGTCGCTCATGCGCTTCGCACGTTTAATGCGCCAGAGATTTCGGCGCGTAGTGTGATACCGACGACGTTGCCGGGAACTGGTGTTGCGGGATTGCAGATGGTTCGGTCGGCGAACCCGCAGGAGTATAAGCCGCTCGGCGCAAATGTTCGTGCGCGCGGATTCAATGAACATCCCGTGGTTCATGCGTGTATTCGCGCGGTCGCGGATATTGTTGCGTCGGTGCCGCTTGTCGTATTGAAGGAGAAAGGGAATCGCGAGTCGGCAGTCGGTGACAATCACCCGTTGCAAAAGTTGCTTAACCAACCAACGGGGAAGATGACGGCGCGTCAGTTGCGCGCGCGATTCGCGGTTGATTTTCTGGGATATGGCAACTCGATGTTCCACCTTGAGCGCGCGGGTGCGACGGGAACGGGACGTATCATTGGCATCCGGTCTATCAATCCCGAGGCGTTGCAGTCGGTGTGGGTTGATACGGATGGTGACCCCGCGCGATATGACTACAGCGATTGGTCGGGCATCATTCGCAATGCACCCGTTGAGGATGTGTTGCATTTCCGCGACCTCGATATGCCGCGCCCGTATTTCCCCGATGTGTTCGGGTATCCGCGCGGCGCGACGGCGATTCAGTCTATCGTCGCGGATAATGAGGCGACGAACTATGTGCGTCAGGTCGTATCGAATGACGGGACGCCGACGTTCGCGGTGATTCTGTCAGACGAAGCGACGGCGGATGATGCGTTGTCGATGCAACAGCGGTATACGGCGCGAACGGTCGAGCGTGGGAAGCGTGGTGCGCCTGCGTTCTTCGGGTCGGTGAAGGATATCAAGCCGCTCGGATTTACGCTCAACGATTTGGAATTCCCCGACCTTCGGCGCGTGTCGCGTGAGGATATCTGCGCGGCGTTTGGCGTGGACCCGCGCATGATTGGTATCGGCTCGGCGTCAAGCGATGCGGGACTGTCTGGGATTCAATACGTCGAGGCGCGCGCGCGGTTGGTTCAGCATACCATCGAACCGATGCTCATCGTCTTTGAAGATGAGATTAATAACTGGCTCGCGCCAGAGTTCGGTGATGTATACGTCGCGTATGATGCGAACGTGTTGCGCGATTTGGTCGAGAATGATGAGGCGACGTCGAATCGTATCCGAGCGGAATTCGCGGCGTCGTTGCGTACGTTTGAAGAGTCGCGGCGCGCGTTGAAGTTGTCACCTGTGCCGGAGCCTGTCGAGTCGTTGCTCATCACTCCGGCGACGACGTTGATGCCGTCGGCGTTGGCAATCACTCCGGCGTTGTCGGCGGAAGAGGAAGTCGCGCTCGATGCGGCTCCGATGCCAAGCGCTAATGCGGATGCTATGGTGCCGCCGTCGGGTGAGATGCAGACGTCGGAAGCGACGGTACTCAATGGGGCGCAGATTGCGAGCGCGAAGGACATCGTATTGGCGGTGGCGGCGGGACAGATGCCGCGCGATGCTGGCGTCGCAATGCTCAAGGTTTTCTTCAACCTATCCGCGGAGGTGGCGGAAGCGTTGATGGGGTCGGCGGGTACGGGTGCGGCGACGACGCCGAACGTGGTGTCCACGGATGGAGCGGTGACACCTGTGGCGAGCGCACCCGTTGCGGCTCCTGTCGTCAAGGAAGAGGAGGAGGACGACGAAGAGGACGACGACGAAGAGGACGACGACGAAGAGGACGACGACGAAGAGGAGATGGAGGAAGAGTCGGAAGTCGAAGGCGTCGGGATGCGCGCGGAAGGGAAGACCAACTTCCCGAATGACGGCGACGACAAGAAGGTCTCACTTCGCAATTCGCAGTGGTCGTTGTTCCCCGTCGGTGAGGCGGAAGACCTCAAGGAAAATTGGCCCGAGATTTGGTCAAAGGGTGGAAACATCAAGGGCAACGAGCAATTCGCAAAGCTCGCACCTTTGGCAAAGCGTGGCGGAGTTCCCGATGGCGAGGCGGAAGAAAATGCCGTCCGGTTGCGTGAGGCGTGGGTCGCGCGTCACGAAGGCGATTTCCAACTCGCGGGAGTAGTCGCGCAAATCAAGTGGCTTGCGGTGGGGTCGCGTGGCCTTGACCATATGCGCGCGGTCATTCGCGAGGCGAAGGATAAGACGGAGCGCAATACGTCGTCGGCGGATGTCATTCAGATGACGGATGCGAAGCGCGCGAAGTGGGAGCGGGTGCAAAAGACACTAGATGCGGAAGAGATGGCGTATAAGGCGGAAGCGCAGACGCTCTTTGATTTCGAGTCGGTGGACGTCGAGCGAATCTTCACGGCGAATCAGCGCGCGGATGCGAAACTCAATAAGGTGAAGGGAGAAATCCGATCGAAGTATGCGAAGGGCGGCGAGTATCGGACGCGATGGGAGAAGCGATATCAGCGCCTTATCGGGCCAACGTATATCAAGGGCGCGGAAGATGTCGGCGCACTTGGCGTGTCGTTCACGTTGCAGTCGAAGGAAGTGCAACGTGCTATTAAGACGCGCGCAAATAAGTTGGCGGGTGAAGTGAGTAAGACGTCGTACCGTCAGATATCGGCGGCGATTATGGCGGGTGAGCGCGCGGGGCTGTCGTTCCGTGAGATTGCGGATTTGGTTCAGCAGACGGCGTTCGGTCGGTCGAACACGGATGCGCGCGCGATGGCGATTGCTCGGACGGAGGCGTCGGGCGCGATGTCGCAGGGGTCGTGGGACCAAGCGAAGGATGCGGGCATCTTTGTGGCGAAGGAGTGGCTATCGTTTGACGATGGCAACACGCGACCCACGCATCTACAGGCGCGCGACGAAGGCGTCATCCCCATTAATAACAAGTTTAAATCCAACAACCTCGAATACCCGCTCGACCCAAGTGGGGATGCGGATGAGGTTATCAATTGCCGTTGCACGTTGGTGTATTACACACAGGATGAGATATGAGCGCAACGAATAAGGCGACAAAGGTGTGGCACGTTGCCCACTCAACGCTACAGGTTCGGGCGGAGGATAACCTACCGTCTGGGATTGCGGGGCGTGTGAGCGGTGTGGCAGTTACCTACGATGTCGTCGATAGCTACGGGACGATGTTCGCGCGCGGGTGCGCGAAGCGGTCGATTGACCAGCGCGTTGCGGCGCGAAAGGTTCCGCTCCTGATGGACCACGAGGCGTCCACGCGCGCGCACGTTGGCGTGGTGTCGGCGATGGCGGATGCGGGTGATGCGGTCGTGATGACGGCGGAAGTATTCGATACCGAGGAAGGACGCGCGGCGATGGAATACGTTAAGGCGGTCATGGCGGCGGGTGCCTCGACGGGATTCTCGATTGGGTTCGTGCCGCGCAAGTCGGAGATTGTCGTGGTCGATGGCGCGAACGTGGAGCGGTTCACGGAGATTGAGTTGCGCGAAGTGTCCATCACGCCGATGCCTGCGGTGCCGGGGGCGGCGGTGACGGCGGCGCGCAATGAAGATGTGGCCCCGATGGAAGATGATGATGAAGTATTGGAAGAGTCCGACCCGATGCGTGTGCTGATGTTGGCGGCGCGGTTGGCGTTGGATGCGTTGTCGTCAGAGATGCGGACAGCACTTCTGGCGGAGTACCTTGCTCCCCTCCCGACACCCACACCGGAGGCCGCGTCTACGCCCGTCGTAGATACGCTATCCGTTCCGGCGTCGGACGAGATGCGAGGCGTTAGCATGGCGGACCGCATTAGGGCGGTGCGTCAATCGTATTACACACCTTGTAAGTGAGACAATAACAATGAAGACCCCGATGGTTTCCAAGAACCGCGCCGCGAACGAGCTTCGCGAGCAGGCGCACAAGCTCCGTAGCGAGCTGATGGACCCGACTCTTTCGCTTACTGCGGAGGAGGTCGAGAAGCGGACCGCCGATATCCGTGCGCTTGAGATGCGCGCGCAGGCCGCCGCTGAGTTTACCCCCGATGCCGAGATTGCGCGTCAGGGTGGCGATGCGGAGCTTACCCGTTTCGATGTTGCGGACAAGGCTGAGTTCCGTAACATGAAGGACGCCAAGAGCGAGATGCGGCGTGAGGTCATTAAGTCGTTCGGTTCGATTGGCTCGTACATCCGCGCGGTGGCGAAGGGCGCGTCGAACAACACCGAGGCCGAGGCGCTTCGCAAGCTCGACGTCATGACCCGTACCATCACGGGCTCGACCAACGGCGGCGAGTTCCTTCTTCCGCTGACTCAGGAGCCCGACATCTTCAGCGTGTCGAACACGCAGGTCGGTCTGTTCCAGTTTGCCAAGAAGTACAATGTCCCAGGCCGGAGCCTCAGAATTCCTTACCTTATTCAGGATGAGGGCACCGCGACCCTTAACCGCCCGATGGCGGGTAAGATTGCCAACGTCACCATCGTTGGTGAGGGCGACCTCAAGCCGACGCGCGAGCCGTCGTTCGGTCAGCGTCTGCTCACGATGTATAAGTATGCCGCCATCACCGAGTTCGGCGACGAAATCCTCGCTGACGATTTCACCGGTGAGCTTCCGTCGGAGGTTACCACGGCGGTCGGTGGGCAGATTGTCAATAAGATGAACGAAGACATCACCATCGACGGCAACGGGACCGCTCAGCCGCTTGGCGCGCTCAATGCGTCGAACGGTGCGCTCATCGTGGTGCCGCGCGCGACCACGAACGCCTTCGTTGCGGCGGATGCTTTCGAGATGTACACGAAGCACACCCACGGCCCGAACAGCGTGTGGATGGTGTCGCGTAACGTTCTGCCGCAGCTCTTCGCGATGCAGACGACCAACAACACGATGGTCACTTGGATTAGCAACCTGCGCGATAAGCCGCAGATGCTTCTCCTCGGGCTTCCGGTTGTGGTCACCGACCTCCTTCCGGCGCTCGGGACGCAGGGCGACGTCGCGCTCGTCAACGGCGATTTCTACGCGATGGGGCTCCGTCAGGCGCTGACCGTCGAGTCGTCCATTCACTACAAGTTCGCGAACGACATCACCACCTACCGCTTCGTCGCGCGTGGTGGCGGTATCCCGCTCCCGATTTCGACCTATGCGTACAAGGTTGACGGGACGGGCGCGAAGGTGAATCCGCACTCGCCGTTCGTCGTTCTCGGCGACGAAGAGTAATACACCTTAACCTTTCCGAATCGTGGCCCTACCAACGGCGAATGACCTAAAGACGTATCTGCGCATTGAGACGAATGCGGAAGACACGCTATTGACCGCGCTTATGGCGCGAGCGAAAGCGATGTTGGAAGCGTGGATTGATGTGCCGATTACGGCGGAAGTTCAAACCGCTGTTGATAGGGCAACGACGGAGAGTATGCCGATTAAGTCGTTGGTCTTTCCACGGCGTCCGATTGGCAACGTGACGGTGACGGATAAGAACGGGAGTACTGTCGGCGCTATGGATTATAGCGTCGACAGTATTGCCGGAATGATTTACGCGAAGGAAGGTATCACGTTCCCGTATGGACCGTACACGATTACGGCGTCGTGTGGGTTGTCGTTGATGCCAAACTACGCGCGGTGGGAACCTGTGATATCGGAGTGCATCATCGATATCGCGGCGGACCTGTATCAGCGGAGAACGCCGGGAGCGTCGAGCGAAAGTTCGGCGGGAACGGCAATCACTTGGGATACGAGCCGTGAGACGGTCGCGCGTATTATGAAAACGCTTCGGACGCTTAAACTTCCGGTCATGCTATGACGGTTGCACCAAGTCTGCTCGACCAGCGGTTGCGATTCTATGCGCGTCACGATGGCGGCGCGGATGGATTCATGCGTCCCGTCTATGTGTTTACAGGCGAGTGGTGGGGGCGCGTCGATGTGATGAGCAGTTCACAGGCAGTCGCGACGTCACCGCAGGCGCACGTTGATACGGCGTACGAAATGAAGGCGACGGTATACGATTACGTCCCCGTGGACCCGATGGGTGTGGTTCGCGTCGTCGGGAGTGAGACGATGAATTACATCCGCGGAGTGTATACGGTGCGCGCGTTGCGTACGCAGGAAATCAAGTTAGAAGAGATTGGCCCCGAAGAGTTCGAAACCTTTGTGTTGTATGAGGACACCGAGGTATTGGATGGCGTACATCTGGTGGACCCTGCGTGATGCGTATTGGCGACGATGTGCGTATTTACGATGGGCAAGTGATTCGACTGCCACGGATGACGCCGGAAGATAGAGCGCGCGCGGATGCGATTGTGGCGCAGTATGGTGGGATTGTCACGGTCGAGCCGCGCGACAATGGGGTAGCAGTAACGTGGTCAGGTTTGGGCGAGGTCACGACGCGAGCGGAGACGTTTGCTTCAGCTATTCGCCAGTTAACCGAACAAATTCGGATTCACATTTCACAAGTGGCGTAAACGCCGAGGAATGCAATGGCGGCCTTTAACAAGTTCGATGCGTTTGTGGAGGCGTTGGCGGAGAAGCAACATGACCTTGCGACGGACACGCTCAAGGTCTTTCTGACTAACGATACCCCGAACGCCGCAGGCGATGCGTCGTACAGCGACATCACGGACCTCACCACGGGTGGTGGGTACACGGCGGGTGGCAATACGGCGACGCAGACCAGTTCGTCGCAGACGGGTGGTCTGTACAAGTTGGTGCTTGGTGACCCGCCAACGTGGACGGCGAGCGGCGCGGGGTTTGGCCCGTTCCGGTATGCCGTGCTGTACAATGACACGGCGGCAAGCAAGGGTCTGATTGGGTGGTGGGATTACGGGTCGTCAATCAGTCTGTCGGCGGGTGATACGTTCACCGTTGACTTCGACCCGACGACGGGCGTTCTCACCCTTCAGTAATTACTCATCATGCCCCTACTTGCTGACCGTGTAAAGGAAAGTACCTCGACGACGGGGACGGGAACGCTCACGTTGC